CATTCGGGTCAGATGGTGCTGTATGTAATAACAATACACATTCATTAGCTTCTTCCTTCGTCATACCATCACACATTTCTTTATATGATAATATCACATCACCTGGATTCTTTCTACGAATGTTTCTGTTATTCCAAAGAACAACAAACTTCTTATCTGAAATACCTAACTTCTCTTTTAATTCAGTAACCTGCTTAAATTCAGCTGATTCAGTTGGGATTGGTTTGAACTTTTTAGATACACCATGTGGTACATACTTTATCTGCCAATCTTCATACTTTTCACCAAACTTCTCTAATACCCTCTGATTGATACCGTATGTTTGTTTTGAAATACCCATTAGTAAATCACAACTTGCATAGAATGGAGCGTTCCATTGTGGGTCTGGCAAATCATCCCATATATTATAATAGAATATAGGAACGTGTCTACGAACCTCATCTTCCATCGCATACAACCAATCCCAAAATCTAGGGTCGGTAAAGTGTAATATAGCATCAGGTTGTTCTGTTGTAATTAACTGTCTAAGTAGTTCTTGATTACCATACCCACTAAATGGGATAATCTTTACACTAGCATCAGCAACTCCACTTTCTTCTGCGACTGAATCGGATACATCGAAGAACTTTCCTGCATCAGGATGTTTAACGGCTGCTCCTACTTGAACCCAATCATATTTATGTACGGTATTTAGAACTATCTCCTTTGACATTGTTGCGATTCCACTATGTAATCTCATGTCATCCGAAAGTAATAAAATCTTTTTCTTCTTACTCATATTATTTATAACTTTTTGTTTATAACTTATTCTTTGTTTAATATAACTATGTAATTGAAATTAATCAATCCAAATACAACACTTTTTTATTGTATCGCTTTAATAATCGTTCTAAGTGTTTTTGTTCTGATGGCTTTATACCACCAAAGTAAAACATCTTATCAGCGTGCTTCACAACACAATCATACTGATGTAATGTCTGTGTAGGGTGAAATGGTTTACTATAATAATCATCAGTCATACCACTATATAGATTCCGAGTTGTGCTTGCTGGATTATATTCGGTGTATCTAAATCCGAATTCAATCGCATATTTCCGTATGTGTTTTTCACATCCATCCTTTACACCTCTAGTAATGATACTTACATCAGTACCAAAGTTCTGCTTTATAGTAAACAGAAAATCTCTGAGCTTCCTAACATTTTCATAGTTGGGCGAGCCAATCATAGCTATATTCATCTTCTTTAACGAGTTTTTTGATTTGACGTTTAACTTTTCTCCAATACCTTTTTGTATTACTTTTTTTAGCCCACTTCGGACCACCATTCCACGACCTTGCGATTGCCTCATATGTACCTATTTTATTATGATGTTGATTTACTATATGAAATATTTCAATAGATTTTACCCTATCCCACCTGTCAACTAAAGTGTATCGTTTACTTGACTTTTTTAACTTTAATATACGATTACATTCCCTTAACATAATGGGTCGTATCTGTAAACACCCAACGGCCTCTTCACTTTTACAGTATGCTGAATCGTTACCTCCACTTTCTACTAAAATCATCGCAGATATTAATGGATTAATATCCAATATATACGCAGGTGAGGATTCGATTGAGAGTGTATCGGCTATAATAACCACTTCCTCTTCTATTACCACTTCAGTAACTAATATTGGCGATTCCACTGGTAATTCAGCGTTATCACATGATGTGGTGATTCCTAATGATAATATAATTAATAATAATTTCATATGTTTATATTTTATGTCTATTTTCTTTCGGGCATTTATCCAAATCAGTTTTGAAGGGGCAATATTTACAGTTCTTATTGTTCTTACCGGCGGTTGCTGGGAACTCTGAATCTGTTTTATATGTACCATCTATGTTGAATGAATTTCTAATAAATGAATCAAAACTCTTTTCAACTTGCTTAACTGATATACTACCATGTGCTGGTACGAATACTTGCACTCTCTTTTGAGCGTACATCATACCCTCATTAAGTTTACGTTTTACGATAAAGTACTTAACACCAATTCTATCGATATCATATCCATATTGCTCTGATAGGAATTTCTTATAAAGAATCAACTGTGCTGTTTTGGTTTTATCAGCTTTCTGCCATTTGTTCCAACCCATTGTTGAGGTCTTTATATCCCAAATTTCTAATTTGTTGGTGTAACTATCTTCGAATACTAAATCCAAATAACCCCTCATATAAATATTATGAGTTTTATTCACCTTTGTATAAATCGGTAACTCTATACCAACTAATGTTAATTGACGAGTGTTGAAATAATCAACTCTATTCTTTGTAACATAATTGAGTATCTCCAATCCATCCTCTAAGAATTCTTCCATTTGGTCGGGAGTACTGAACTCTACACCAGTTTCCTCTCTCATTTTCTTATACTCAGTAATCATTGCAGTATATAACATCTTACCCAAATCCAACTCAGTTGCTTCAGGTAGTGATTTATTATATAGAACATCTAACCACGATTGTAGTGTTTCATGCATTGCTGTACCGAATACTAAATGTATCGATGGGTCAAACTTCTTCTGACCTTCCATATATGTTAACTTCCACTTATGTGGACAATTAGCATACATTGTGTATTGAGAATACGATACCTTAGCATCCCCTTCTTCGGGTTCCTTCACCCCAAATGTAAATATGTTACTTATCTTAGTATCTTTCATAGTGTAAATATACGAATTAATTATGTGTTTTCCTAATTTATTTAGCTTTTATTATGTTTTGTATCATCATAGTGAGGTTTGAACTCACCTCCATACTATAAAACATAATTAGTGGTGTAAATCTTCCCAACCATCAGCTGCTCCATGTGGTACTGTTCTATACTCACGTTCCGGTGTAGGTTCTGGCTGTGGATGTACTTCGTACTGTTCACCTTCAAAACACGATTCCAATTCTGTTACTAACTCTACCGCCTCAGTATGGCTTAAATCGGTTGTATGCTCTTCATACCCCTCAGTTGTTCTAATTACTTGATATAATTCACTCATAATTTTTATTTTTTATTTTTTATTATTAATACTATTCATTTCTGTCCCTTTCTTATTACATAATAAAGATACGAAAATTATATTGAAATTCCTAACTTCTAATGTTAAGAAATTGTTAAATCTTTTTGATGTACCATCTGATTAGTCCCACCACGTTTCAAATATATCTTTTTCTGGTTCCATAATTTATAATCTTTTATATTCTGGTTTAATAAGTCTCCAAATGGTATCTGAATAATCTTTGTTATCCAACATTTTAAATAATACAGCTGAATACTTATTCCATTGTACCGATTCTGCAAATTCCTTTCTATTAAGATTTTTGTTAATATTGAATCTTGCAATTGTTAGTTCTTCTATCAAACGGTATTCGGATTTTAGTTCGTTAATATACACATCAACCCCCTTAAAGAACTCATCCGGCACATCTTTCAACATTTCGTAAATATCATCACCCTTACTTAAACATTCCCATACCGATTTTGTAGAGATTTCAGTCATTATTTTATGTAACCTAAGATAATCCTCAAATTTGATTTTACATCTATCGCCATTTCCAAACTTAACCACAAATCCTTCTTTATTTTCCCAGTTCAATGTTTTTAAATGTTCATAGTTTTTAATAGTATGATATTTTTTAACGACATCATATCCATTTTCTCTGAAAGTATCTAATGAATACTCTTCACCAGAAATAGTTCCGATTCTACCTAATAAAACCAGTCTATTTTCTCCCGCATAATCTACTACAATTCTATTTGTAGGATAAATGATTTCATACATATAAGTTGAGTTAGTGTCAAAATCAGATTGTTGAAACTTATCTCTAAACATCTCACCGCCTTTAATCGATTGCTCTGAAGTGAATGAGCCTCTACTAGCAAATACCCACTTACCATTATAGTAAAATGCGATACCTAATGAACCATCCATCTTTTCATAGATATCGAATTCTTTAGTTGATGTATGTTGTGCTTCTTCAATGTTAAAGAATTTCCTAAATGGTCTAGCAACTATGTTACCATCATTATCAGTAACTAATCCCCTACATTGTAATGTGATACTATCCCACTTTTTCTCAAATTGTGTTTTCTGAGAATAATTCCAAATAGTTAATGGAAGTGTTGGGTGTGTTTGTTTGATTAACCAACCCGCTTCATAATATTCTTCTAATAGTATCATATGTGTTTTTATTATCTTAATTTAACTTCAAATCTAGCTCCCATTTTATCTAAGGATTCAATTGGTACATTGTGGATACTCTCACCATCGTGTCTGTTCTCAACAATTAATGAATAAACTTTATACCCATATTCTTTTGCCATATCATAATATGCTTTCATTTCCCATTCTTGTGTAAATGTATTTGAAACAACAATCTTATCAACATTAACTTGCTCACCATCTGTTTTCATCCATGCCATAGTTTGATTTTGGCAGTAATTATGTGCTAACTTTAATTTGGTTGCATCAAAATTATATACACCATCTTCCATAAAATATTGGTCAGCCTCTACGTTAATACCACCAACCGATTTGGCTAATGTACTTTTACCCGCTCCCGGCAAACCTCTTAGTAAATATAATTCTTTCATAATATTGATTTTAATGTATGGGTACTCTCTAACCCACTTACAAATGTAAATATACGAAAAAAGCCTGGCATAACCAAGCTTTTAATGTTAATAAATTGTTAAGGTTTTAGTTTGTTCTAAACGATTCCCATTCTTTACCTGATACATCCTTATTTGGAAAATAGAAATGATATACAGTTGTATCATTAATGAATATCATCTTTGTAAACCCAGTTGGAATTCTTGCTCCGGTTGGTAATAACCCCCACTCTTTATCAAAATGGATTAAGATATATACAATAACAATCGGATTTGTTTTTGCTAACTCACGTTCAAACTTTTCTAGCTCCTTCCAAGGACCTCTATTTAGCCCCTGATGTTGTAGAGCGCAGTTTAAGTAACTGAATGTTTTTTTTAATGTTTCCTTATCACAATTAAATGATGCGGCTGGTGCCATATGACCTTTATCCCATACATTACTTTTATAATCATTGTTATCAGAAGTCGATACCGAATCAACTCCATAAAAATCCATACCCTTACGGCTTGCATCTCCATTTGGACATTGAACGCTATACTCTACGAATAACGGTTGCTGATATTCCTCTGAATATACTATTTTGAATATACTATTATGTACGGACTTAACTTCTTGCCCATATGTGGTAAATGTAAACATTACATATACCAACACCACCATCAACCTACTCATTACTTAGCCCACTTTTGTCGTTGTACTATTTGTGCTATTACCCCATATACACTTAAATCTTCGTATGTATCTTGTACAGGCTCACCTACTTCATCAGGCTGACCCAATACTACTAATTGCTTTAATCTTTGAATTTTATCATTCATTCTGAACCACAGTCCAACTAATGATAATTTAACATCAGATTCAGTTGCTAATTGTGTACCTACTGATATATTATCAGGTCCGTAGTTTCTTTGCTTTTTACAGAAAGTTCCATACATCTCATCCAATATGTTTTTAAACTCTTCGGTTGTTTCCGGATACAATCTCTCACAATAATCAATTGCGTTTTCTTCGGTTTCAAGTACAGTTTCAACACGTCGTTCGCCTTTATGTACTACTTTTGATGTTGCTTCTTTTATATTATCCATTCATTTGTTTTTTTGGTGGTTTAACAGCCGGAGTCGTTGGGACTGGGTTGGTTGGAACTGGGATGAAGTACTTTTGTAATGCTGCTAGCCTATCATCGGCATCCACTAACATTAACAGTGCTTCTTCAGCGTTTTTATAGAAATCACCAGTTGAATGGTCACCTATCCCAACTGAACGGGTTTCTAATAACTCCAATGATAGGAGTGCTTTTGCTTTATCAGCCATTGCTGATGTTCTCAGCATATCTACTAATTTACTCATTTCTTTTTATTTTTTAATAATGCTTTCGCTTGTTTATCAGTTAACCCATATTTCATTAATATCCCCAATACATCTTCCTTTGGTAAAAGTTCCATATAATCGATTACCTCTCTCTGAGAAACACCGTACCAAGTAGATAGATACTTTAACATATCTTTGTTATACTTACCATCAGCCTTACCTTTGACATATTTGTCAAATGTTCTTTGCTTTGGTAAATAATCCGTATATACTTTGTATGTATCTCTAGCAGAGAGAAGTCCGATTGTATATTTTTGAAGAATATTAACAATGGGTAATAAGTCCATATTCATACTTAACCATCGATTGATAATAAAGGGGCTGAATGATTTCTTATCCATATCCGATAGAGATTTCCAAGATGTTTTCTTTTCCTTTATACCCGATAAGTGTTCGAATATTGATTTTGCTTTTACGCCTGTGCTTACTTTCTTCGCCATATTTATGGTAATAGTTCTTTTGGTAAAAATTGTTCTGATACATTACCACAATCTGCACATCTTTGTACTGGGATTGGTAACATTGATTTCTTACCATTCGGTGATTGTACCGATGGTACTACTTTGTACATCGTTACCTCTTCAAAAAAGATACCTTCACATTCCTCACACCTAATAGTATCCAACTTAGTTGGGTCTAATTGCATGTTCGGTGCCGCTGGAGCGGGGTTTTTATTGTTCATGCCAATTACTTTTCCTTTGCTCATAATTATTTGTTTTCTTCTACAGATACCTTTCTGTATTCAGTTACTAATTTTTTGATTTCTCCAATCGCCTTTCTAGCTCTACTTTTAGATGCCTTAGTTGTACCATTGTGTTCTGCTTCGAATTCTGTATATAATTCTTTAATTGATTCGAAAATTTCATTTGAATTTGCCATAACTTTACTTTGTTTTTATTTAATTTACTTATTGTTTATACAAATATACGAATTGTTTTCCGTATATCCTAATTTATTAACCTTTAATATCGATTAGAATTTCTAATAACATTGCCATTATATTGATTTCCTTATCAACTACTGCTGAATCTTTGTACTGTGCATCTGCAATCTTTAGGATTGTATTACCTAATTTACCATTTGCGTAGTTATCCACTTCATCATACATAAATCTGTAGAATGGGGTGAAATCTCTTACCTTAGAATCAGCAATAATCTGCCTCACTTTAGTAAATGAATCCTTAACACCACCATCCGATTTTAATATAGCGAGCACCTCTTCCATATAGTTAGCCTGAATTGTTGATGTTTTATCAATTTTCAATTCATTACCCACAACCTGTCGTTGTGCTGCGTTTAACACTCTACGAATATCAGGATACCCACTATTCACTAATACTGCTAAGTCGGTCATTTCATACTTCACCTCTTCAGTATCTAAGATTTGCTTCAATCTCATAGCTACATCCTTTTTAGATGGTGGTGTAATTCCAAATGTCTGACATCTACTTTGAATCGGGTCGATTATCTTCTCTACATAATTACAAGTCAAAATGAATCTTGTAGTTCGGGAGAATGTTTCCATCAAATTCCTAAGTGCTGCTTGAGCATTTGGTGTTAAGTAATCAGCCTCATCTAATATTACGATTTTCCAATCTTTAAATCCCATTGATGATGCGAATCCACGAATCTTATCACGAACTGCATCAACTGAATTCTCATCAGATGCGTTGATATACATTAAATCACAATCAATTTGATTAGTAATGATTTTAGCTAATGTCGTTTTACCTGTCCCAGCTTGTCCATATAGTAACAAATGTGGTACATCGTTATTCTCTATATAAATCTTTACCTTTTCAATGATGTGTTCATTACCAACGTAACCTTCCATTGAATCGGGTCTGTATGCCTCCACCCATAATGAGTGTTTTTCTTCTTTATTTACCATTTATGTATTATTTTCTTTTTAAATATATTATCTTCCGATTTCTTTTAAGTAGGTCTTTTTCATTTCTTCCCAACTCATTCCAATTGCCTCTAAATAAAATAAATGCTCTGGCTTTAACCTACCCTCTGAGTGTAATTTAGTATAACGTTTGATAGCTTTCTTCTTCCACCAATTGTTAATATAAGGAATTCCATCAACAAACTTCTTCTTCATTACCAATTCAGATTCTTCAATCTCATCACGTAAAAATGCCTGCCCATTATCGTACATCATTGCAAGATATACACCACGTTTGAATCCATGATGGTATGCTGATTGTTTGATACCACATTCTTTGAAAATCTTCCCAAGAATCTTTTGTTTGATACCACTCACAGGACCACTAGCTCCTTCACCAGCCCCCATATTAGCACCATTACGAATTCGTTCGTTAGTGATTGCAGTTTTGTACCATTCTGCTTCATTTTCCTTCAACCATTGATGCCACGGGTCATAAAACTTATCATCAGGTTTCAGAGAAATCTTTCCTGCTGATTCACCTAATGTTTTAAAGTGAGGTATTCCATTGTATTGAGAATGAATCCCATATAATGAAGTTGTACCTACACCTATCAAAGTTTGACCGTATTTCTTTTTCCAAAATTCCCTTACTTCAGGAACTGTAGTCATCATAGCAACGAGTTTCCCACCTAAAAAGTTGTAACCCAATGGTTGTGTACAGACAATTGTTGATGCAATTGTAGTATGGTTTAATTTCCCCTTCTTAAACTTATCGTCCTTAGTCCAACCAATGTAGTTATCTCTAACTGCCATTGATGTTACATCAGATGCTAATGATATTTGTCCTAAGAGTTTACCACTCTTTTTATCTTTAACATTGATTTTAACATTACGACCAGGATTAGCAGTAAAATCCATCGAATGAATCATACGCCTAGCATATGTCCATTTAGTGGCATCTTTAGGGTCATCAAGGATTTCAACATATGGTTCTAACTCTTCAATTTCTTTAATAGTTTGTTCCAAATTGTTAATATCAGCAGGAGCCCATTGAGTATCATACATTGCTGCGATTTGAGATTTATCCCGAATCATTTTTACATCTTGTAATTCTACCCACTTCTTATATAAAACTTGCTCTTGCACAGTCATTGTTGCGAGATAATCCATATTCTCTATCAACTCACGCTTCTGTGTTTCGAAGTCAAACTTCGGCTTTGCTGGCTCTGTATCCCAAAAACTCATACTTATTTATTTATTTATTGATTATTATTTAAAATATATTAGGAGAGGTATTGCCTACTCGATTATCCCTATTGTAACACTGCGTATATATAGTAGTCCGAGTGTTCCTTTTATATTTATAACACCTTCTACTTAATTTCCACTAAATAATAGTTCGAAACTAAACCATCTCTTTCGAATTTAACATGTGCTAATCCAGCTGATGCTATTTTCAACGTTGCTGATTTAGAACCTTTGTTAGCGTTTAATATCTCCTTTAGATACTTTGCCGAAAATGAAATTGGTTTGATATCCTTCTCACATTTACATTCCACATTCATAGAAATTCTATTTGTGTTAATAGTTGAGTAACCTAATACAACTTCACCCTTTCCACCTTTACAAGTAAATGTAAATGTATCCGATTCGTTAAGTGCTCCTTTAGATTTAATAAATCTACTCGTAAACTCATCATCTAATGTAATTTCAGAATCAAATGGTGGTACTTGCTTTAAATCCGGTACTACTGGTATTACTGATAAATCAGCCAACATATAGTTTACCGATGTCCCTTTATCTGAGAATGTAAGATGTGATTGATGAGCTGCAACTTCTAAGTTGGATTCAACTACACCTAATAACGCCTTCATCTGAGATGTTGTATAGATACCGAATTCACCATTTGGAAAATCCTTCTCTGCCGATTCTACTGTACCCAATAGCGTTTTATCATCTGATATAAAACTTACCTTCAATGAATCATCAGTTGATTCAATTTTTACTGATTCTACTTCGCCACCTAAATTGTAACGATTGATGAACTGTTCAATACTTGCTTTTTTCATGCTTTAAAATTATTATTTATTATTGTTTAACAAATATACGAATTCTTTTCCGTATATCCTAATTTATTTACTGTTTTTTTCAGGTCTCTTATTAAAATGAAAAGAATTGTCCGATTTTCTCTAAGTTTGGATTTGGGTTCTCCCAATCCATGGCGGCGTAGAAATCATCTAACTTATTCTTTAATTCACGTTCCCATAACTTATCATAGTCGATGTATTGTTCTACCAAATCTAATATCTCTTTCGGGTCATTATATCCAGTCATACCTACAGTTTCCAATCCTAATGGATTATTCTTCAAATACACATACTTTATCTTATCACCATCTTTCATTGGTTCATATTTAAATGCTGCCTTATAATACTTCAATAACTGATTGTAAGTAAGTGCTGCTTTAACATGCGCTGGTGTACCTTTCATAAACTCACCTAATACTTGCGTTTTAGTAGAATACTTACTCATACCCTTTACTGCTGAATTCTTAGCAATATCGATGTAATTTCGATTCGGCATATCATCCTTATAATCTAAAATCTTCTGGTCCAATAACATCTTATCTTCATCCTTTAGAATATCCCATAATACAGTTGACATCACCTCTTTAAAGTATGTTGGAAATGAACTACGTTTTACATCTAGCCCCTTTACATCCAACTTATCACAATCTACGGAGTTATCATTGATAATCCATTGTGCGTATCGTTTCTTTGATACCCAAAAACCACCTTTTGCGATAGTCTCTTGCTTTATATCGAATCGATGATTAGTTACATTGAATAACTTCTTTGACATCATGTCATACGTTCCATTGATGTGAGCCTCAACCTCTTGTGCTACTTGCAATATAGCAGGTATCATTTGTGCATCATCATTCTCATCAATTTCAGGGTTTCTAGCTTTCACTAATGGAGCTGCCTGATAAAATACAGAATCCGTATCTGTATATACATTGTAATCAGCCTCTTTACCAATATGCTTAACATAATAACTGTTAGCTATCATCTCAGTAGTTTTAATTACAGTCTGACCTGTAAGTGTAACTGCTTCTGCGTTATCCACATCATAGAATCTAAAGGCTGGTAGCCCTAATACACCATAAAGTGAATTTAACATAATTTTCTGAACTAACTGTCTTTGATGATAGAATTTATATAAATCATCATTTCCAGCCTTTCCATGCTTTTTCATTTCATCTTTATACTGAACCCTCTTATCAAACCATACATTAAGAATCTCAGGTATTACACCTACTTTTTCTAAAGAGTATAAAACACCATTAGATGCTATCGATACATTCATCTTCTTAGTGAAATCCTCAAACTTACCTTTATCCATAGTAGGATATTCATTACCATCATCATCTACAATGATATATTCATCAATTTTAGATTTCATATGGTCCTCTGCTGTATAACCTTTAACCTTACCAATCTTCGTTTCGGGTGAAATGTTAATTGTCATAATAATAGATGGATATAGTGATGTTAAATCTAAATCATATACCCACTTATAAAGACCTGGTTTAGGTTCTTTTACATATGCTCCGGTAAACTTACCTTCTGCATCTGAGCCATCGGAGTTTTTATTTCTTCTTAAAGGTCTATCTGGAGCTACACGCCCACTTCTTCGTAGGAATGTTAATATTGCCCCCTCTAACCACTTTGATGAGAATATGAAATCCTCATAGAATACGTGACCTGCATGACAGATTGCTCTGGCTAATTCAATGAATTGTAATTTCTTATCCATATCAACTACCAATTCAACATCCACTAAGTTATACTCAATGAACTTTTCAATATCATCTCTGAATAGTTGGTCTAAGTTCCCCTCATACTCAATCTTACCTCTACCCAATTCCATTCTAGCGATAGTATCTAATCGATAATTTGGATATTCAGTATATGTAAAGTTTTTGAATAGAGCGATGTAATCTAATGCAGATACACCAGCTATGATATAACGCTGTCTGTATTTATTCCAATGAACTTTTTGAATTGGTGAGAGTCTATCTGCGTTCTTCTTACCAACCATTCGCTTCATTCGGTTGTACATATAAGTTACATCAAAGAAATCAATATTCCATCCTGTAATAATAGTAGGTGCAATCTCTTCCCATTTGTTTAAGAATGCCATTAACATATCTTCTTCATTTTCAAACGAACGAACCATAGCACCTTTGATAGTTTTGTTTATCTCTTCACCTGGGGTGATAACATATACATAATAATCATTTGTTGCTGAATCATGGAATGCTACTGAAGTCATTGCGTTTTTAGCTTCTGATATATCCGGTAGACCTGAATTCATTTCTACCTCAATATCAAATGTTAATACGATGTTACCTTCTGATACTTCATCCGAATCACCATACTCATCAATTAGGAAACGAGTTACCTCATTTACATCAGATTCATATAATTTCAGATTATCTTCTCTATTCCAATAATTGATTTTCTTTAAACGCTCACCATAAATTGATTGATGTGAGCCATTCCCATCCTCAATATACGCATAATTTCGGTGCTTCTTTGTGAAGTACCCCTTCTTGTCATCCCAGCAATGTAGGATGCCTCCTTCTTTTTCCCAATATACATTTTGATACATAACTTAATTTTATTTTAACAAATATACAACTTTTTATGGAGATTACCAAGCATTTCCCCTTCATTTTTTGAAAGTTCTTTTGCTCTCTCTATAGCAAGTGTGTCTTTTTCCTTTCTTACTTCATCATTATCCAACAATGTATCTAACATCGAAAAGAAATCCTTTTTGAATTTAAAGAACATCCCATTCGGGTCTATTTCGTGATAACACTCTGAATCGTGCCATATCATTGGTGTACCATTCATCATACAGTCAGTACCACTTACAGACCAACCGTAGTTAGTTTGCTTCATCTGAACACCTACCTTACAATTTTGTAATCTAGCATAGTATTCGTGCTTTGGTACTTTTGAATTATCAATCCAACTATGTGGTGGTGTACCATTCAACTGAGGAATCCATACTTTGAAATCCTGTCGTTTAGTTCTATACTCTTCCATTAGTTCTATAAACTTAGGATATCCTTTATATGCTGCTGCTCTGTGATTAAATACAATAACATTTTCTTTAGTATCTTTAATAGTATCCACAATCTTTTCAGATTGTACACCTAAATTCCATACATTAAGAATATTATCTAATTTATCAACGAACTCATCATTGAAGGTTTCCTTTGCTTCTGCTAATACCCTATTCTTTTGGTCTTGTGTATTTAAATAACAAGTATCCATCTGAGATACACCTAATAATTCAATTGGTAACCATAACCACTTTGCTTTACCGGGTCTACGGTCAATTCCATTAGATGATTTCATTTCCCACCAATGACAATATCCTATTATCTTAGTATCGATTGAATTCTTATACCTACCAACTTGCGGCCAATCTGGTAAATGTGAATATATTACATCATAATCAACATCCCTTAATATAGCGATTAACTTATCAGGTGGATATGCCCTCTGATTCATCATATCACCGGGAATGTCAGCCTGATGTTGTTTTACATTTGGTAAGTTAAGTTTCTTACTTACTTTACCAGTCGGCATTACGATGTGCCAAAAGTATTCACCATATTTATCTAACCCTTTGATGTGGTTATGTATTACATCTACAAAAGAGTCTTTCTCTATGTTTGAGGAGTTAGTGATATTTGGTATCACTAACACTTTCCTCGCTTTACTATAATCTATACTTTCCCAAAATTCCATCATAATATTACTTTTTCACGTTTGTAAGTCATTTCTATTATTTCGTAAGTGTATCCCTTTGATGTTAACCAATAATCCAATCTCTCTCTTAATTTCATCTCTTCATCTACCCATAACTCTTCAGCTGCAATAAATGATGAATGATAAACGTAATAAGCAAGGTGTTTTCTACCCTGCTTATCATCTTGCATTTTCTCACATGCTCTATCCCAACGAAGTGAAGATGATGATTGGGATATAGCTAAAGTTTTATCGGTTGTACTTTCGGTTACAGCTTTAGTAAGAACTCCCTTATCTGCTTCTTGATAATCAATCAATACTACATTCTGAAGAGTTTCATACAAATATGATTTTTTAAGTTCTTCAGCTTTTTTAAAGATATCTCTTCTTTCAGCTGAATCTTTACCAGAATCTTTTAGAATACCAATATTCATATCTGAATCTATTTCCAGTCGATTTCTTAACCAAAATCCGAATATCGTTTTTGCTAAAGTTTCTTTACTATTTGGTTCTTTTCTAATTTCTTTATCTTTATTAAGCCCAGTCGCAATCAACTCAATCTCACTAGTCGATAAATCAGCATGTATCTCTTTAGGTATTCTGATTACTTTTATTGTAAGTGAGCCACAACTATGAGCGGCTTTTAATGTATGTGCTCCATCAATTCTTAAATCAGTTTCTCTATATAGTTTTTTATTTAATCTATCTTCTAATATAACAATTGGATTACAATTTTTAGTACTACCACTAACTTCGTTGATTTTAGATTTTATATATTTAAGTAAACTAGGAACATACTCCCCCAATCTAACTTGCCAAGTTGATATTTTCACCAAATTAGATACACTTTCAGTTGTAATGGGATATACACCATTCTCTATATTAGATACAATCTCTTTAACTAATGAAGGTCTCATTTTTTCTTTGTGATATGAACCATACATCTGATTCCAAAATTCGGGAGACCGAACAGCGTCATGCTTATCTATTTCATCAGATTCTTTGTTTTTCATAGTAGAATACTCACCATATTCTAATATTTTATATTGAATACGCTTTTCATCACCTTGAAGAATTGCTTTTCCTTCCAAATGCTTCATAGAAGTCCAATATAATTTATCATTAAGTTTGTGTACCCCTAAGTACATACTACCAGATATCAAATCTTTAATATAATAAAGATATGCCTCATATGCCATTGGCTGATTTCCTAAATCAACTTCTTTCATTGATGGTATCTTATAAAAATCAGATTCAGATAACCTAAACTGATTTTTAATACCATTACCACTACTTACTACTAATTCTGCCATAATTTTTATTATTTATTTATTTATTTATTTATTATAGGACTCAACTCTGTCCCTTTCTTATTACATAATAAAGATACGAATAATATATTGAAATTCCTAGCCTTTTATGATTTATTTTAAAAAGTTATTAACAATTTAATGTTTACAGTAGATTGTTTACTGTAAACTCACTACCAAAAGTTTATTGCGTTCGATTCCTCAGGCGCATAAGTGGTATGTGTTACAACTTCGGTGTTGTATTCAGATGCATCCTTCGGATACGGTCTGATTGGGTGTTTTAAACTACCCATTAAATGTTTCTTTTCTTTTTTACTTTGAGGTAACAACTGAATGTACCTATGCTTTGGTGGTTCTTCACGTCTCCAAAATTCAGTATGTCCTTCTTTACCGATTTCTTTACGAAGATGCTCTAAGTTACCACTACCCCATAATGAATATACAGTTCTACTATGAATCCAATTGTATGGGTCTTTGGTTAAAGATATACCCCAATTCGGCATAAGTGCTATATCAGTATTTAATCCCTGATACACCC